TGCAATACCTAAACCACTGAAAGGTAACATAAGGTTTATTATAGGAAGTGGATTCCTTATATAATATAATAATAAATATAAGTATAATGTCATATAACATATAATTTTTATGTTGTTGCACCCCCACCCCCAACCAGAACACGAAACCGGAGACCCCGGGCACGGTAATAATTACTCTACCCCCATAGGTCTTGCTCTACGAATCAGTGATCCCCTGCGCCCCCCGCCTCCCGGCTTTCAGCCTGCGGCGTTCGGCGCTTTCGGTTTACCCGGGTACGGTGTTATTAAATATGCCCCCTATCTGGATATCTATGCCCATTAACTTCTCTTCTTGCCCTATATGCTCTGGCTTAGTCTTTAATGGCCCTGTCCCTTCTGGCATGCCCCAAGATTGCCTTTGCAACTGCCCCCCAGCACCAGACTTACCTTCGGTTCACCTACCCGCCTCTGACACATACTCGGCAGACTTAGCGGCTACCACCATAATTAACCACCCAACGAAAGGAGTTAATAATGATTAACAGCACCGATGATATTTCTTATCTCTATACAGAACAACAACGCTCTGCCGCATTCAATGCTATGGTTAAAGAGACAGGTTGGGATAACCCCTTAGGCTTTACCGCGGACTCCTTTAACCATCACTTCTTCTTGGCATTACAAGAGGATAAGCTTTCCTTTGGCGGTAGACAATTATGGGAATGTTATCAGAAGCATTTAATAAAGGGTCAAGATGCCTAAAGGCTATCGTAAAAGTAGGGAGCCTGTAGACCCTCTACATAAGTCACCAGACTACCCCGTAGGGGGCCAGTTTAGACAGGATAATACTCCTGGCCTCATCAACCCTTTTGAGTTAATGGCCCAGCAGCTAGGGGCAGAGGACACTCGGCAGTCACGTCTTTCTGATCCCTATACATTTATCTTTAAGTACGCCTATACCCTGGATCCTCACGACTCTGCCTCTCCCATTAAACGCTTCCCTGATTACCCCTATATCCGGTTTATGATCAAAGAGTGGCTTGAGAATCACTCTATCATTGTCGTTAAGAGCCGTCAGATGATGGCTTCTTGGCTGTTCGTAGCCCTCAATCTATGGCTTGCTATGAAGTATAGCGGTCAATATATCTTTTTTATATCAAAGAAGGAAGATGACGCCGGCTGGTCCAGCCAACTATCTTTACTCTCCCGCGCTATGTTTATCCATGAGCACCTTCCTAAGGAATTACAATACGGATTTAAGCGCAGCACCCAGCCAGCTATCCTTACCTTTCCCAAGAAGAATAGTTGCATACATGGTGTATCGCAGGATTCAGACGCGGTACGTCAATACACATCAAGCAGCGTTCTGTGTGACGAGATGGCCTTCCAGGAGAGATCGGAGCAGGTCTTTGCCAGCTTAAAGCCTACCCTGGATGGAAGGAAAACCAAGATGGACATTGGCAATGGTAACTTTATTGTCTTACCCAAGATGGTAGGTGTCTCTACCCCTAATGGAAAAAGGAATCTATTTTATAAACTGGTGCATGATGTTAATGAATAAAATTGTAGATGATAATTTTTTAAAAAATGATCTTGGTCTTATAGGCGTAGATTATTATATTATGAGAAATTATTTAGGTTTAGTGGAAGGTGGAAGCCGGTAAGAAAGGAGATAAAATAATGGTTGATGAGAAACGTGCTAACAAGGATAAGAATAAGTAATGGAAGACAACATAAAAAAATTAACCGACGAATGGTATGAATATGGTTATAAAGAATTTATGAGAACTTATAACCTTTCACCGTGGTTAGGAGAAATCGCTTTAAAGCCTGACTCTTATAATATTCTTAATCCCAAGGATGGATTGTGGTACAAAGAAATAAAAGAATAAATGGAAAAACCCGTATTACTCTGCAAAGGCCTTCATAAATACCGTAACGAGAACGGTTTCCTCGTCATGCGGCTGCATTATACCGCGGATCCGGAGAAGAATGAGGAATGGGCCTTAACGACCAAGAAGGGGTATATTGTCGATATATGGAATCAGGAGATGGAGTTGGACTTCTCCCGGTCTAGCGGAAAGAGGGTATACCCTGAGTTTCGGTCTGACCTGCATGTTACCACCTTAGAATCCATCCCTTTTCGGGATATCTACCGCGGTTGGGACTTTGGCTACCGCCACCCCTTCTGCGTATTCTTCCAGATCGACGAGAAAGGTAGCCCTTTGGTGCTTAATGAGCTGATGGGTACGGATATTGTTATTAACAAGTTCGCGGAGCAGGTTTTGGAGATGTCGGATAAGCTTTATGCCGGCTATACCTTTAAGGACGCCGGGGATCCTGCGGTAAGGGCTAAATCGGATAAGAACGAAAAGACTACGGCCGATATCCTTCGGGGGTTTGGGATACGGATACAATCCCGGCCAAGCAAGGTCAAGGACGGTATTAATCTTGTCCGTAATCTATTATTGCCTAAATATGATGGTGCGGCCAGGATCAAGTTTGATACCAAGTGCCATATTCTTATAGACGGATTTTTGGGGGGTTATGTGCGGTCGGAATCGGACGAAGAGAGCCCGGAAAAAGACGGGTTCTACGAGCACGGCCAGGACGCCTTGCGCTACGGCCTTCTCGTATTGTTTAATACTAAAACTTATGAAGTTATACGGCCGGCGCGGGTGGTGTGCCGTAAACGTTTGACAGCTGATGCCTCTACGGGGTATTAGGTGATACCTTGTGTGGTATAATATTATTAAGTAGGAGGTTTTATTATGAGAACAAAAGGTGCTATCGGTAAAATGAAGAAAATAAAACTTGTTGACATGGCACAGATTAAATCTCCTTCTACGACAATGAAGAAAATTTCCAGCGGTGCCCCCAGGATAAAATCATTTAATAAAAGCTTTTTTACACGCGCAGCGAAGAAAGCTTTCTAGTATGCAGGTAAATATAGATTTGAAGGATAAAGATAAGTGTACCGATTGTCCTTTATTGCATCATTGGGTAGGACACTATTCGGAAAAGAATTGGTGCCCTTTATACAATCTTTATGTTGAAGGCGTTAATTGGGTACGTCCACAGAAATGTAAGGAAGATAATGGAGATTGAACGTCTTGAAAAGATATTCGCTTTATTAAAAAAAATGCTTAACGAAAAAGACTCTTTTCAATTTGTTATTAACGTACATAAAAAAAATATTTCCAAGGATGTTGAGATAAAAGATAAGATTTCTGTAGAATAACATAGCACCACCGCAATTGCGACGGCTATACTTTAAACGGTATAGCCGTTTTTATTTAAGGACTTACAAGGCTTCTCCGGCCTAAAAAAGGAGAAAGGGATTATGGAAAAAGATATCGTGAAAGAAGGCGTAGCCTTAGCCGAAAAAGAAGGCAGAGAAAAACAGGTGCAGGAGGTTAAAAGGATAGTGCATCGAACGCTTGAAAAGATTGCTGATTTGGATACGAGGGTAAAGGAGTTACAGGAAGAACGTAGGATCCTGAAAATGGATCTTGACGACCTTAAAGATGGAAAGCTGGATAGGATCGAAGAGCGCCAGCACAAAGATGATCGGGCGCGTAGAGTTTCCGTGGTGATCATTGAAAGAGAAACGATACGGGAGAATATAGTACCGGTTCCTTATCCGGTCTATCCTCCGGTTAATCCGTGGCGGCAACCGTGGATAGTCACCTGGAATCAGACATGGGTAGGGGATAATTGTCTTTCGGGAGCATCGATGGGGACTGGCATTAACGGGACTATGGGGACTTATAATACCGCCGTGATCGATTGCTCGGTGGCTAAAGACGCAGCGGTGGGTTCGTACAACGTATCAGGGTCGATAGTAAATTTTAGATAACAGGTTCGAGAAGCCTTGTAAGTTTTTAAACCGGAGGTAAATATGCCAAAAGGAACAAAAGTTGAAAAGTTATATACGAAATTAAAAGGGTTAGGTTATGGTAAGGCGGCGAGTGCTAAGATCGCACAAAGTAAAACTGGCCAGGCTTTAGCTACGGGACGCAAGCCTAAAGGGAAAAAAGGAATGAAAAAAGGACGCCGTTAATGCCCAAAAACATTGACAAAAAAACATCGGACGACGTTTTAAAGAAAGAAAAGAAAAAACGTATGTCTATGATGTTGGATTTATCTCCTGAGATTCAGCAGGATATTGTTTCCCGGGTTATCGCTGATGTCGAGAATGACGAGAAAGACCGCGCTGAGTTTATGGCCGAGCGCGTTGAGATTATGAATATGTACGAAGGTAAGAAGGAACCGAAGAACGATCCTTTCCCCGGCTGCGCTAACGTCCGTACTATGGTCTTAGCAATGACCGTTGAACTCTTGCACGCTAAATTATTTCCTACTGTTTATAATGATGAACTTGTTTACTGGATTCCCCAGGAAAAAGCCGATGTCGATACTGCGGAAAATGTTTCTAAGTTTATGCGCTGGGCTTTACGCTCAATGAAGTTTGCTTCTATCGTTGATGATGTTACCAAGAATTTAATCCTTGAAGGTACTTGCGTTACAAAGACACGTTGGGAAGAAGAGTTTAAATGGATCCAGCGGCGTATAAAGAAGAAAGAAGCTATCGTGGCCAAGTTTAAAAATATGATCCTCAATATGATGGGTCGTAAGATTCAGAAGAAAGTTGAGGAGACGGATTGGGAAATCAGTTACGATTATAAAAAGTTTGAGAATTGCGCGGTGGAAGTTCTCCCCTTAGAGGACGTAGGGTTCCCCGTATATTCTGTCCCCGGGTCTGACGAGAATGACCTGCGTCATATCTGGCATCGCACTCACCCGTTCCTCGACGATCTTAAAGATAAACAGGAAATGGGTTTCTTTGAAAATGTTGATGGTATAGATACTTATTGTACGGAAGAATCGATCAAGGGCCTCGACAAGGCTAAGATGGAAGCCGAAGGCGTGAGGGCTGCCAATATCGCTCGGGACAACATGCCACTAAGCCTCATCGAATGGTATGGAAAATATTATATACCCGAGATGGGTAAGGTTGAATGTATCTTTTGGGTGGAAAAATCAAGCCGTACTTTCTTAGGCGCCATGCCGCTACTTGCTATCAGTCGTATCAATAAGCGTCCTTTCTCCATCGGCCAGCTTGTCAAACGCACTAACCGCATGTATGGCAAGTCAATAGGCGATTTTATAAAAGAATTGGAAAAGGAAATGAATGCAATCCATAACCAGCGCCTTGACGCCGGTACTATGAGTATTGTGCCGATGGGCGTTTATCGCGCCGCGTCCGGGCTTACACCCGAAGAGATACAGATACGTCCCGGTCTTTGGATCCCGATGGATGATGTTAATGACGCCAAGTGGCTGGTAATGCCGAATAATTCTATGGTCAGCTTCCAAGAAGAGAAGATGATCATGGATATGGTGGAGAAGATCGCATCGGTGGGATCGTATCAGTCCGGCCAGGAATCCAGCGTTAACCGCAGCCGGTCTACGGCCCGAGGCACTTTAGCTATTATCCAGCAAGGAGATCAAAGATTTATCACTTTGGCTAAGAGAATACAGGTATTTCTCGCTAAGATATTACTGAGTATATTTCAGCAATATCAGGAAAAGATACCGCCCGGGCTTGAGCATCGGATCCTTGGCGATGACGGAGATCCCATCTTCCCCGATGGCATTGCTCCCGAGGATATTGCCGGCAGCTATGATGTTTATCAAGGATTAGATGCTACCGGCGGCAGTAAAGCAATGCAGCAGCAAGTAGCTTCTATCCTTTATCAAGGCATGATTCAGAATCCTTTGGTATTACGTAACCCCGGAGGGTTATGGGAACTTACTGCGGATGCTTTCCGTGCGGCCGGCAAGGTGGATGTGGAGAGATATATCGGAGAAAAGCCTAAGGCTCAAGATCAATTAGCGCAGTCGGTCATGGACGAGAACATGTTAATGCTCCAGGGGCATAAGGTTATGACCAGCCCCTTGGATAATATTTTAGAACATTTACATGGGCATACAATGTTTAGGGATTCTCCTGATGGCAATTCTATGCCGCCGGAGAATAAACAGCTTTTAGAAGATCATATTTTAGCGACTAAACAACAGTTGTTGCAGAAGATGTCGGATAACGCTTCGGCACAACAAGTAATGGGGTCACAGGCCCCGCAAGGAGCGCCAAATGCAGGACAAGGATATCCTCCAGGAGGGACAAATGGGCCAGTTTTGGCTAATGGTCAAGCAACGCCTGGAGCAGCGGGTGGACCAGGAGCAGCGCCAAGCCCTGTTGCACCTGGACAAGGGGGAGTTGGAGAAGGCGCATAAATGCCTCGGTAAGATCGAGGCGGTAAAGTGGGTTATTGGGTTACCTCGACAGATGTCGAAGGAACTTGGTACTCTGCAAGAAAAGGAGTAAGTATGGCAGATACGGTAGTTAAAGAACCAGAAGTTAAGGAAGTGAATACCGGGGTTAAGGTTCCAGTCGAAACCGGAACTAAGCCGGCGACGCCAGCACCGGTATCTGATAAGGATATGCTAAGGGCATCGGTAGCCGAAGGCATCAAACCTGAGGTAAAGCCTGAACCGGAACCGGTTAATGTTGAGCCGGCAGCCGCGGTGGAGAAGGTTGAGCCTGAGGTTGACAAAGTTAAGATACAGAAGAGGATCAACAAGCTTCTGGAAAAGAATAAACCATCTTCCGCATCGCCAGTAGTTATCCCTGATGCCACAGTTTCTACTGATGGTTTAGATATCAAAGATGGCAAGATTGATATTAAAAAGGTAGATGAATATATCAATAAGAAGATCGCGGCTGCCCAGACTAATGTCATGGGTGCTTTGAGTAATGCTGAGAAAGCAGAGAAGGCCCAATCTGACAGGCTAGAAGCCAATAAGTTGGTTTATGAAAAACATCCTGAGATCCTTGATATTGATGAGGGGAAATCTAAACATGAAGATGTCCCTTTCGCGGTAGCCTTAAATGAGGCTTACGCGGAGTTAAGAACGATGATCCCAGGGTTCGATAATGTTCCCGCGGCGCCTAAGATCGCTATGGAACTTGCGGAAAAGAAATTCGGTGAATCCGAATCTGTACGCAAGGCAAGGTTAGAAGGCGCGGCACAAGAAAGTAGACGGCAAGCTTCGGTTCAAGCTTCCGGTGTGGTTTCTTCGGCAGGTGGATCTGGTGCTCATGTACCCGCAGCTACTGTCACTTTATCGCAAGATGAACAGGTTGTAGCGAAGCGGCTCGGGCTGTCGGATTCGGACTATGGGAAGTATAAAAAACGCGCTCCGGTTCTAGGGCCAACTTACTATGATAAGTATCGTTACAACAAGCCAAGGGGTTAAGGCTTAGAATATGGGTATATTCAGTAAAAATAAAAACCCGGGCGCATTTGGGGGCAGCCTTAGTTGTCCCGTTTGTTATAGTCTTGCTTTGCGTTTTGTAGAAGATGTTGGGCCACATGTGAAACGGTATCGTTGCCGTAAATGTGGTTTAGCTTTCCGGTATGAATACGCGAGTAACCCTTACAATCATCCGTATGCGTCCTTCAATAAGACGAAGTGGCAAGGGATTACTGAGCGTGGTTTAACCCCTCAGCAATTACTCCAAGGGAGAAAAATTTAGGAGTTTATCATGAGATGGAGTTATGACGTAACCGGCGCAGAGCCGATTTTAAGGGATATTCCGGTTTACAATAGTGGGGCGATCACTCGCGGTACGGCGATGACGTCTGGACCGGTTGCTACCCAAGTTAATGGCGGACGTTCGATTATTGCTACGCCTACGAGTTTGTCTAATATTATCGGTGTTATCCAGGAAGATGTTACTGCGGCTAACGCTTTGGCGGTATTAGCGACAGGGTTTGAAACTTATGCCAAGCATATTATCAATCCTTTCGCGGTATGGCGTGCAGCCTATGCTACGAGTACATCTGATCAGGTTATTATCACCACTGCGTCTACAGCCGGGACATCAGTAACGGCGGCTGACACGGGCGATGCTAATGAGACGGGAGCATGGGTGTACGTTTCTAATTCGGGCGGCACTACCGGTGGATATGGTAATTTGTTTTGCGTAGGCGCCACCACGGGAACTACCGTATTGACGGCTACTTCCAACAATACCGCCGGACTTATCGGGAATGTAATCGGTGATTATTTCATGATTTTACATCCTCGCTATGGCGCTACGGTGGTTGGTGGATCGGTAAGTTTGGATTCGACTTCGATGTACGTTCAAGGGTTGATCGCCAGTGGTAATACCGGCCAGGCGATTGTGTTAGAGAATTATATCTCGTCTACGACCAGGGCTTCTCAACCGCTTAATATTGCTACCCATTCAGGAAGTAACTATGCGGCAGAGGCTCCTATTTTTAGCGCGGATTTAATGTTCTCTAGCCATTTGCTTTGCAATGGTGGTACGACCAATACGAGACCCATTACTTGATGATTGATTAACGCGGGGAGGGGTTAAAATCCCTCCCCTTAACTTAAAAGGAGTTTAATATGCCAGCTATTAGCGAGGATTTTCCGAGTTTACTTGAACCAGGTTTGAGAAAAATTTTTACGGAGCAATACAATCAGATGCCCGAGATGAGGCCGATGTTGTATAACGCTCAAAGATCGGATACGAGTTATGAGAAAGATTCGTCCGAGGGTGCGTTTGGTAACATGGATCCTTTCACCGGTACCGTCCAGTATGACGATATCTATGAAGGTTACCCGGTTACTTACACCCATCAGGAGTTTGCCAAAGGTTTCAAGATCGAACGCCGGCTGTTTGATGATGACCTCTATGGTGTCATCGCAAAGAAGCCTAAGGGTTTGGCAATGTCAGCATCGCGCACAAAAGAGATGTATGGCGCACAGGTATTTAATACAGCTTTTGCCGGATCTGGGACTATCCAGGTCGGGAATACGGATGTGTTAAATAACAGCGAAGGTTTATCTCTTTGCAACACGGCTCACACTTCCAAGGTACCGAAACAGGCAACACAGAGTAATTCCGGCACTTCGGCTTTGTCGGCCACATCGGTAGAAGCTACCCGAATTTTGATGAGCCAGTTTCTTGATGATCGCGGTAATAAAATTTCGGTTCAGCCGGATTTATTGCTTGTCCCGAGAAATTTGGAAGAGACAGCGTGGGAGATTGTTTCGTCTAAGGGTAAAGTGGACACTGCGGAGAATAACTCCAACTTCCATTTTGGTAAATACAAATTGGCGGTATGGGATTATTTATCCAGCGGCAAGAGCTGGTTTATGATCGACGAGAACATGATGAAGATGTTCTTGCTCTGGTATGACCGCGTTCCGTTGGAGTTCAACCAGGATAAGAGCTTTGATACGTACATTGCGAAGTATAGCGCGTATGAACGGTATGCTTTTGGATGGAGTGACTTTAGATGGGTTTATGGGAATAAGGTATCATAGTCAGTTAGTTTATCTTGGTTGGAAATTGAGCCTTGAAGAAACGGCGAGAAGATTAAATATATCTCGCTGGACATTGTTCGAGAGAAGAAAATTGTATGGATTTTTGTAATGGGTAAGAGAGCGTTAAATTCGTTCTGGCAGCCGGGGAAGGTTAAACGCCTTCTCCGGGTGTTCCTGTAAAAGGAGATTAAAATGGGACTCACGCATTTTCCGAATGGAATTTTTGCTACGCCTAATTTGGGCGGTGGCATTGTAACTCAAGGTAACATATGGTTCGTTAAACCGTATAGTGGTAGCGATTCCAATAGCGGTACCTCTCCGGCCACAGCCTTTAAAACTTTAGCTGGCGCTTTATCCGCGGCCACAGCTAATCAAAATGATATTGTTTATTTCTGTCAAGAGAACAATACAGCGTCTGAGACTACAGATTATCAGTCGGTTAATTTAAATTGGAATAAAGATGGTGTTCATCTGATCGGTATTCCTGCCTCTCAGTCTGGTCTCTATATCGGTCAGAGAGCTAGAGTAGCCCCCTCGTCTAGCGCCAATGCTTTTGCTAACTTGTTCACTTTATCCGCCAACAACTGCATGATCAGCGGTATCGAGTTTTTTCAAGGGGTCGGCGCGACTACGTTAAGTGCGGCTCAAACTTGCCTTACAGTATCTGGAACTCGCAACAGTATTACCAATTGTCAGATCTCAGGTATTGGTGATACTACTTGCGATTATGCAGGTTCCAACTCTTTGACTGTGGCGGCTGATGAGAATTATTTTGGTAATTGCTATATTGGCTTGGATACAGTTATCCGCGCCACCAGCGTTACTGAAGTAATTATCGGGCCTACTCAGCTGGTAGGTACTCGTAACATTTTTGATAAGTGTATCATCAATAGTTACACTTCAGGGACTACCTTCAAGGCTATGAGTTTTACAGCAGGTTCTTATCATACGGCAACATGGTTGAACAACTGTATGATAACCAATGCGCTTAACCGCACTAGCGTAGTAACGACTACCGGAGCGATTACTGCTCCCACATCTGGTACGGTTTACATTAACGGTGGTGGAGTTTTTGGTTATAGTAACATTACTACAGCTAATTCTTCCAATGTTTATGTATCTGCTCCGATATTGAGTACAGGAGTTAAGCAAGGTTTGGCTGGTCCAGTAACGATAGCGTAATTTAACGGGGTGGGAGCGCCGCCCAAGCGGTTCTCTCACCCCACTTTAAACTGAGGTAAAATATGGAAAAAGCGATTGAGTATGGGATAAGGAAACCGGAAGGTTCGGAGTTCGATCGTCGGCCCAATAAAGACGGCGCCAGCGCTTCTTATAAGTTCGGTAAGCTTAGTGATGCCGGCCCGATCAGCGGCCACGGTGAGACACAGAAGAAGAAACAGGGGGGCATGGTAGGCCACGGTCATGGCGGCAATGGTTTTGGCAAGGGTAAAGGTTCGGTAAGTTCTTTTAGCGGATCCAGCGGAGAGCAACATCAGAAGAAAGGCTTTGGTGGGCAGACCCGTGGCACGCATAAGTAGGTAAATAATGGAAAAGACTGCCCCAAAAGGCTTTGAACGTATCACTAAGGGCGCGGAAGTATCTCCCGCAGACTTACACCCCCGCGGGAATGCGGGGTCTAAGTTCAGGGGTCGTGACTTGCCGGCATGGGGCGGTTCAGATGGCGAGGAGTCTAACTTTAAACGTTGTAA